TTTCTCAATGTGTAAGTCCTTACCCAAAAGTGCATTTGTACCCACTGCCAAAGCACTGACATATACATCTGTGGCGCTAAGAATGCCTGTCAGCGTACCACCTGCCAGAGGTAACCTAGTTCCAATACTAGCTGCCAGCGTGGCAGAAAGAGCAACAGCAAAATCACTAACAGATGTAATTCTAGTGTTGGCAGTTCCTATAGATGTAGCTAGTGTAGCTGAAAGAGCCACTGCAAAATCACTAACAGAAGTAATTCTTGTATTAGCAGTGTTAATGCTGGTGGCCATTGTGGAAGATACGTTGGCAATGCTGGTGGCTAGGGTAGCTGAGAGTGCCACTGCAAAGTCACTGACAGAAGTAATTCGTGTGTTAGCTGTGCCTATGCTAGTGGCCATTGTGGCAGAAAGAGCCACTGCAAAATCACTAACGGAGGTAATTCTTGTATTGGCTGTGCCTATGCTAGTGGCCAGTGCAGCAGATGCAGCTACAAGAGCATTGTTAGTAGAGGTATGTGCATTGTTGATAGAAGTGATAGCAGCTGCACTAGGAACAGCAGTACCACCTACAAAAATATTAGTAGAGGCATAGACATTAGCAGCGGATACATCCCCAGAGAACTCTGCTGCTACGCCTGATACCTTGGTGGTGAAGCTACCTGTACCTGCTACAAAGTTGGTTGCACTGAGAGAGGTGTTAAAGCTACCCGTGGCGGCGTCTACCTCTGTAAGACTAAGAACAGGATTAACCACAACTGTGGCGCTGGTGCTGGCAGTGGATACTGAGACACCGGCTACAGTAAGCTTTACAGTGTCATCACCTGCTGTTAAAGTATTGAAACCACCTGCCACCAGATCATTAAGCTCATCTGCCGTGGCGGTCAAGACAGTCCCTGCCAGAGCAAACTGTCCCGTGACGTTTAACTGAGCCGTACTCATGGCAATGGGAGAAGCAGTTCCTCCTCCATCTTGAATAGTCCTTACGGTGCCGTCCAACCCTGCATTAGAAGTCTGTGCATTTACCTGTAACAGGTCCTTATAGGTATTGGCTATCTTGGCATTTGTTAAGTCTGCCATGTTGTTCTATTCCTCACTTATATAAAGTTCCACTGTTTAGTCTCTTAACCCCATGCGGTGGTCACTGCACTCCAGCTTTGGTTTCTGTCAGAATTATCCGGTGGCCTTGCATCTTTAATAACTTCTTTGTCTATTGGAAATCTTACTCTATTCTGAGGATTGGTTACAAGATTAAATATACCATCACTTTCAGACTTAGCAACTATAAAGTCTGTTCCCGGTTCTTTTACTCTTTGGTCAAGCCTGTACCTGAAGCCTGATCTATCACTGATAAAGAAACCTTTTTTAAAAGACATTTAACATTTCCACCTTTTTCTAGCTTGTCTAAGTCTTGAGTTAGGATTCTTTGCAGCTTTGGGAAACTTCTTCATTTGCCCCGCTGATCTGGCACAGTAGCTCTTGCGCCTCTTTGAATCCTTACTGCCCTTCTTAACACTCCCTGTCACCGCTGTCTTCAGCTTACTACCGGGGTTATCTCTCCTGTACTTTGCCACACCTTTCTTGGTCATGCCAGCACCAGACTTGGTGGGTCTCTTCTGTCCACCTCTGATACTGTGACCCTTCATGCTACCTTTTTTTATAGGCATTCCTACTTCTTTCTACTTGCAAAAGTTTTAACATTGGTGGGCTTACCCTTTACACCTTGCTTAACTGCTCTCTTACGTTGAACAGCTGACTTCTTTTCAGAAGATGACATACCTTTTGCCTTGGCAAGAGGAACACACTTAGGATATTTTCTCTTTGTACCTGTAGTAGATTTTCTACCGCACGGTTGATATTTTCCATTTTTCTTAGGTGCTCCTATATCTACCCATTCTTCAGATACCCACTTCCTTAGTCCACCTCCTGTCTTAGCCCCTACTACTTTTTTCTTCTTACCTTTCTTCTTACCACCGGGGGTGACTTTTCCAGAACAAACAGCAGAGGCGTACATATTGGCATAGGCAGAGGGGTATACATCAAACTTACGCTTTGCAGCTGCTTTACCTCTGGGACAAAGTTTAGCCATTTACTTAGACCACCCTCAGTCTAGGAGTGATAAAGAGACTCACTCGGTTTCTGTCTGAATCTAAAGCACTGGTAAGAAGTTCTTCATACTTTGCTTTAAGAACAGCTACTCTCTCTGCAGGGATACCTGCCCTCTTATAACTGAGGTAGTAGGCAAGACCACAGGTCAGGGCAGGGAGAAACCTGAAGGGAACATCTGCGTTCTGGAGAGCACTCTTGCTAACATCTGCCAGACGTTTCATTCTGTAGTTTCTAAAGGTATAAGTATCTGCTGCGTCAGGCACAGGGAAGAAGAAAGCACTGACAGTCTCTCTTCCTCTGAGCGTGGCAAACTGTGTGGGCCTACCAGAGGTAGCTTTGTTAGTGATACCCTCGTATTCCTCGTAGCCTATTCGGTTCATCTGAAAGTCATTGCTATTGGAGGTTAGTCTGATGTACCCAGAGAGAACGTCCACAGTATCTGCAGGGAGCGTGTACTCTGCTGTCCCTGTGACCAGCGTGGTACTGGCTAGGTCTGTACCCCAGAGGAGAACACCACGGTTCTGCCAGTCTGTCAGCATCAGGTTCAGTGATCTTCTGGCAGTGATAGCATCATTGGCAAGTTCTGCCTGACCACCTAGCATGGCATAGGCTTCTTCTATTACCTCGTCTATAAAGAAGGTAGTGTCAAAGTCTGATGTAGTTGCAATGGCCATTGTATGCTACCTGTTCCTCATGCGTGATGGATTGCCAACCAGACCACCTGCTTTTAAATTAGTTCTAGGGGCGTTGGCCATATAATTCTTTAGCTGTCTTTTATTTATTGCACTCTTGGTAGCAGCTTTAGCATCTTTAACATACATATTTCTGGCTTTCGCATTAACTTCTTTTTTAGAAAGATCAGGATTATCTTTTGATACCATATCTATGTAAGCTTCTATTTCTTTTTTATCATCTTTTTCCTTCATTTTACCTGTTCCTCATCCAAGCTGGTTTCACAGAAGTATCCATAACTTTACCTCCTCCCTTCAAGGGAAGAGGTTTCATATAAGGTATCCTCCTACCAGAGGGAAGCTGTTGTTCTACGTTTACCTTCTTTATACCGTAGGGCTTCACTGTTAAATTATATTTTTCAAAAGCCATCAGGAACGGTACCTTTCTGTTGTTTCTTTTAGTAGAGGGTCTGAACGCTTTTGAAGAATTGTGTCCAGCTTAGAATCTAACCTCTGTACTAAAGTTTCTACTCTGTTGCTCTTATCTATCAGAGCAATTATAATATCATCTTGGTTTTTAAGAGCAGATGCTACGTCCTTGAGCATAAAATGAAGAAGCTTCCAAGCTGCCGCTCCTGCTCCTATGGTGGCAACTATGGCAAGTCCGTAATCTGATACAGCTTGAAATACACTAAAGTCTTCCACCATATATTTCCTTTCTTAACTATTCCCCTGAAGGAACTGGGTTACAAGAACAACCTCCTTCGCTGGTACAAGAACAATCTTCACAACCTGTGCATTGACAGGAAGGATTAGAACACCTCTTCTCTTGTTCCTCAGACAACGTCCGGTCCTATTCTAGCCGCACCGTAGCCCTGCCCTGTGGGTTTACCGTTGAAGGCGTTTAATTTTTCAGAGTCCACGGGAGGGTTCTGATCAGGAATAAGGTAGTCTTCTTTGTTACCTCCCGACAAGGCAGAGCCGCCTCCAACCTTACCTCCTTTTTTAAGTCCTCTTTTCTTGGCATTCATATAGTTCATAGCCATTGTTTAAAATCCTCTCAGTGCTGCGCCTGCTCCCTTCCCAGAGAAACCGGCTTTCCGTTTACCTGCCTTGTTCATACCTTGGGTCTTGAGCTTACCTCTTCCCGGTCTGCCACCTGCTTTCTCACCATCGTCCATGTTGAATTCTTTTTCAAACTGCTTCTGAGTGGCGTGTTGCATTCCATATTTTCTAGAGAAGTCTCCTAGACCTGTGCCTTCTTTACCATAAAACTTAAAACCATCGTCTGGTTGCTTAGAAGGTTTCTTAGAAGCTTTCTTGCTAGCCTTTGGCTGACGCGCGTCAATTTCTAATTCTTCGTTGGCATCTTTAGATGGACTTTCTCTATAACCTGTTCTTGGGTTCTGGCTACTACCTGTAGCCTTTTTCTTCTTAGGTGCAACAGGCTTAAACTCCCCGAAGTCGTCCATATTTATTAGATCATCTCCAAAAGGATCAGGATTTTTAGTTTTAAGTTTTGCTGGACTCTTTCCTACCTTATTAAATAAATCCACATCTTGATCTACCTCGTTAATATTTACTACTGGATATTTCTTTACTTCTGTAGCAGGCGGAATCTTTTTTAGCGCCCTTGGTTTGTCTCCTAGGAACATAAGTTCTTTTTCTTTTTTAGCCATTCTTAATCACTCCCTTTGACCAGTGTATTAGGACCGCCAGCTGTACTGAAACTTGTTTGCATATCATCTTGTCTACTTCTTCTGGCTCTGTTTCTGAGCCTGTCTATCTCACTCTGGTACTCCTGTTGCCACGACGGAGTGGTGTTAAAGCTCTTCATAAAGAGAGAAGCCTCTATCATGGAAGCATAGAACAGCGCGTTCTCACAGTGAGTGGTGAAGTAGTTTGTGGGACTTGCAGATGTAATAGTTGTAATCTGTGCAATGAACCCTATCTGAGAATCTACCGTGGCAGAGGGCGTGGGGGCCACTCTGATCTCTGTGTTGGTCTTAAAGCCATAGTACCTAGGTGTACCAGTAGAAGCTGACACAGGCCAGTAGTCCAGCAGGTATTCATAAGGTCTATGCTTCAGCTGTGTTCTGGCACCTCCTACTTCTATGGAGAAGGTCTTGATGATCTCTCCACCCACAGGGACAGAGACCTCTGCTGTGGCACCTGATACAGCTACACTGGCATAAGAGACCAGACCCTGATCATCCAGATCATTCTGCATCTTCTCCTGTGCTCTCTGTATCATGGCAGGGAGAGCACCTACAAACTCTGAGCCATCGTTCTCAGTAGTTTCTATGATGATGCTGACAAGAGAATTAAAATCCACAGCCTAGCTCCTAGCCATAGTAAACATAAATTTTACCAGCGTTACTTGCGCCAGCAACAGAGACATTTCCCTTGCACCGAATACCATCGTCCTCCATATAAATACTATCACCAGTGTTAGCAGTTAAAACAGGTTGTTTAATAACAGGACCCTTGGAATCTCCTATGACAATTTCTGCAGCAACGGTGACAGCGTAGGTGTACATTCTGATACGAGTGTCAGACAGAGTAACGCTACTGATGGTATCCACCAGAAAACCATTACCACCTGCACCTCCCACCACCTGTGCTATTTTAGTTGTAGTACTCATTCATTTTCTCCTGAGTAAAAAAGGGGAGAACCCTGCAAGGCAAGACTGCCCTCCTGATCCTCCCCTTATTATAGATCAAACTTTATATCTTTCCAAACTGCAGAGAGGTTATCTTTCCACCGCTGCAAGAATGTAATCAATGGTCAGGGTCTTAGCAGCTGCCTCACCATTTTGAATACCGAAAGAAATAGTAAGGTCTTCGTCATCAGGAGCATTGGTGGTGCTTGCAATCTCTCCTACCTTTACGTTATCTTGGTAGGCGCGGAACACTGGACCACCAGTGGCAACGTCCAGAGGATCATACTCAAAAGAAAGCGTGACAAACGTATCATCTGCCATTGCGTTCATCTCCAGAGCACTCAGACTAGAATCGTTGTCTTTCTCAATGACAAGATCAGGTTGAGTATCACCATCTATTTTTAAGAAGTAAATACCATCCGTAACGTCCAGAGGGGTTGTATCAGTGAT